GTGCGCGATACAGATCATCCAGCAATTCGGCTGGCTGGTCCCCCAAGCGAGTGCACGAGGTTGCGTAGCAGCTGGATAGGTCACGTGTCCGCAGCCAGCGAGCAGGAGGATCGGGAGGATGCGAATCATGATTGGATCTTATAAAAGTTGTAGGTTGATTCTGGTCTGTCGAACTGGTCTTGAATGTCTTGCTCGTATGCGCCACGGCAATACAGGAAAGCACCAGCCAGAGCGTGAGTCGCGCCAACAAGCTGGGGCGGAATGCTGCTAGTTGCAGATCCTTCGTACACCGCAGCGCCTGTTGAATTGCTGTCTGCCCAGAAAGTTTGCTGCGCCAGGTTGTAATAGTGCAGCGACCCCGGCGGGTATTTCGTTCTGCCTCGCATATCGGCAAGACCAATAGCGCCTGACCTTGGCGCTGCCACGCCTGGCACAAACGCCAACTCGCGCACCGTGGTATCGCCAAAGCTAATCGGACCAGAGCGCCCTAGTTCAGAGCGGACCTGATCCATGCTGATCGCGCCTGTCGATGGCGTGGTCATAGCGGTTGGAACGCGGTGACGTTGCCTCGGACCGAAAAATTGCCGTCACGGTCTAAAACAGCGGTTGGCGTGCCAGCTTCGTTGTAGAACGCAAAAGCACCATCTGTCTGGATTGCAATTCGCGTCGCAGCGTTAACAACTAAGTGAACGGGTCTATTTACTCCGCCGCCGCCTGACACTGTGCCCATGTAAACCCGGCCAGGCTCGACCTTCAGTTCAAACCGACCGTAGTTCGCACCAAACGGGTCCTCTCCACCTGCAGTGGCAAAGAGTGCGTAACCGTCTGCGCTGCGCATTCTGAGCGCCCCGGTCATGTCGTCACCCGTTTTGTTGACTCTGCCCGCCTGAGCCGTTGCCGCATCAGCCTTTGCCTGATCCACGCCCGCCTGCACCGCTGCATCCTTGGCGTCGACGTATTGCTTGGTTGCAGCTTGCATCGCAGCCGCAGGATCAGCCGCAAGCGTGAGCGGTCCAGTCAGCACGCCACCGATCGTAGTCAGCGACCCAGAAGCTAGCCGGTTGAGCTTGTCGGCAAGGTCGTTGCCGCTGGTTGTCGCTGCGTTGATGGGCCAATCGCCCGCAAGAATTGCCATGTCGTTTCCCTTAGATTGCCGCCGAGCCTTTGCGCCCGTAGCCCTTTGCCAGAATGTCCACCTTGCCCGTCACTTGAGCGCCCGTAGCGTTCACCAGTGCCACCGTCACACCGGAGCGATCGCGTGCCGATAGCCTGGTGAACACGTCATCCGAGTTGCCATCGATCGTGACCGCAATCACTGGCGGCTCCATGAACGAAGGATCGAACGAGATCCGAGTGCCCGCAGCGGCAATGTTCACGTCCTGCACGCCCCAGACGCGATCGGGCACGTCGACCGCTACCTTCGCTTCTTGGATCACCACGATGACGCCGGGAGCCTTGGAGACACACTGGATGCGGAACTGGAACATCCGGCCTGTGAAGTCGCCGACCTGCACTTGCCGCCACGGTCCCCAAGCGGCAGATCCCTGTCCGATCGGGTTAATGCTTGCGAGCGTCACCCATGACGACATCATGTTGGCAGCAGTCACCGCACGCACTTCGAGCCACACGTCCCAATCGGAGACAGCAGCATCGACGGTCAGCTTTGTAATCGGCGCGATCGCTTTGGCAACGATCTTCGAACTGATCCGCACCTCGAACACGTCGGCAAGATCCACCGAGTCAGCAAAGGTGTAGGTGCCGTTTGCGCCTGCAGCGGTGACTAGCGTCGTTCGATCAACTGTCAGTCCAGACTTCGCACCGGGATAGCCGGTAGATGTGTCGTCTAGCACCTTGATTTCGTTGATATCGGGCAGCGTCTCGACCGTTGTCCGCCTGAACAGAGGCGTCGACGCATTGCCGGAAGTATCGACCGCACGGATCATGTACGTGCCAGTCCTTGCACCGACTGACGTGTGCGATGTCTGCCAGCTCACTTCGGACAGCGGCTGCGATGAGTTCCAATCGGTCGATGAAGTGTGCGGCGAATACCGCAGCTCGTAGCGCTCAATGTCCAGGTCTGGCGACGGTCCCCAGAACATCTCAATCAAGTTGTTCGAGACGACGTTCACCGCGAAGTAAGTCGGCGGTGAGGGTGGCGAGGTATCGCCCGCTGGCCTGATTGACGCATCGCCATGACCACCGGTCGCACCGAGCTTGCTGACTGGCGTGATGCGATAGACCACGTTCGTGAGCCAGCCGCCTTCGGTTCGCGGGTTGATGTAGTGGATGAACGTCGAGCCTTGAGCAGACCCTACTTCTTCAAACGGTCGACCATCACGCGATGCAGAGATGCGGTACTCAGCCACCGCACCGAGCGGACCGGATGCAGTCCACCCAAGGTTGATTGCAATCAGCGGTAGGCGATCTGGATAGCTCACCGTTTGCGTAGCGGTTGCGCTGGTGATGTTCACACCGAATACACCACCTACGCCGTCATTGCCAAAGCCCGGATTCCACGGAGGGATCACACCTTCGTCTGCGGTGTAAACGGCAGGCTCGTAAGCCACCATCCGCAGCGTGGCGCTCATGTCTTCGCCAGGCTGGATCTCTGTGATGAGATATTCCTTCGTGACGCGATCGGCGTACCCCAGAACGATCAGGTCGTCGTTGTTCACGCCCGTGACGTTGGAAAGCGTCCAGTGTTCACCATCGTCAAAGGTGGTCGTGCCAGACAGCATCGTGCCGTCCTGACGCCTGACGGTGTAATGCGTAAACGCTGTGTCGGTCGGCTGGTCGATCTTTGCCCGTGAACCATTCAAGCCGACAAGCCTTGCCGCCATCCCGCCGATCTTAGGCACGTCGTGAGCCACTGAGACACGCTCGCCACGCTGCACAACGATGTTCTCAACATCGACGGTAAGCTCAAGCACCTCGGATCGATGAATGCCCTGGGCGAGCATGTATCGGCCATACCTCCAAGCTGACGCACCACGTGTCATACCGACGGTATCGAGTTCCTCGAAGATCGTCGCATTGTTCGCGTTATAGCCATCGTTGTAGACGATGACTTCAGACTGCGCCCAATTGGCATCTGGGTCGGTGAACGAGACTCGCATCGCGTGCGGAATATCGATGAACGTGCGCGAGCCTGAGAAGTTCCAGCTATTGTCAGGCGTGAACAGTTGGCGAGACACCGACTGTTCGCGGTCGATGAACACGCCGTACTTGCCCGACTGCGTGATCAGCAACTGCGACCGGCAACCCGACAGGATCGAAGAACAAAGCTGAGCGACTGTCGTGTCGAAATCCACCACGAGATCGCACAGGTGGCGTGGGCCTGTAGTGACCACACCGCCCACATTCGTCGTGACCGTCTCATCGCAGAAGTCTGCAAGCCTGCGGAATGACGCTAGATCGATCTGGTCGATCGTGAGCGGTCGCGGATTGGCTTCACCAGTCAGGATGTCCAGCACCACCCAGGCAGGGTTGCGCGTGGTCGCTGGCGCCTGCTCATTCAGGTTCGCATCAAACCATCTGAGCTTGCTGTGTGCGATCGCGGTCAGGTTGTTGACGTTGCCGCTGATCTTCTCGCTGGCAACCATCCTGAATTCAAGCAGCGTGTGCGTGACCGGCGATTCGAACAATCGGTTGTCTGCTGACCACGACTTGATGAGCGTCACGGTCGTCGTGTTCTTCGCTCTGTCGTGACCGTCAAATGGCGTAATCCGCGTGATGCGGAAATCGTATTTGCCTGCCCCGTGGTACATGTGGAACATGCAGTTCAGCACGAACGGCGTGTAGGTGCGCCCGGTCAGCATCACCTGACCGTTGCCCTCGCTGACGATATCCGCGCCCCGGAACGTGCCGTTAATGCGCTCCCAGGTCGTGCTTGCGGCTGGCTTGTATTCGAACAGGAATTCGACGTTGAAGTTGTAGACCTCACCCTTCGCGGATGAGTTCACCAGACCTTGCGGGAAGGTGATGTCGATCGAGGCGTGCAGCGTGTTGTCTTTGGTCGAAAGATAGACCGGAGTCGAATCCTTCATCTCGAACGCCACCTGCTGATAGCCGACCGCAGCGGTCATGTACTGAAGGTTCTGGCGACCTTTTGCCGCCCACGCACGGTACTCGCTGGTGAACGATGCGATCGGTGTATCGCCGATTCGGATGTCGCTGATGTCCAAGTCGCCAATGCCGAAATCGTAGAGGTTGGCAATGCGCGAAGTCGTGCCGACGTTTTCGATGATCGTGGTGGCAGCGACGTTCGGTGCAATCTTCACGCGCCCGTAGATGCGTGGCACGATGCCGTAGGGCTTCGCCTGATTCGACTGCCCGGTAAAGAAGTAGGTTGATTGCTGCTCTTGACCGCCAGCAGATGCAGGCGGCACCAGAGCGCTGACCGCAAGCATTGCCACGAGCTTAAATGCCGTGGCGGCATAGCCCTGAGCGGCAATCGACAGACCGCCGACGGCGTTAGAAGCAAGCGCACCGAACAACGGAGCCGCAAACGTGATCGCAATCATGGCAATTGCAGAGATCAACGCCTTGCCACCTCCACGACCACCGCCACCAGCAGGCACAAGCAAGATAGCAATCGAGTCGCCGTCCTTGGTCACGTAATCCCAATCGCTGACCTGAGCGCCGTGATTCAAGACCATCAGGTTATCGGCAGGCAGCGTCGTCTGCTCAACGATCTCCCAGACGGTCGCACCCGGTGGCAGTGCAAAGCGCACCGGTCCGCCGTTAAGAGTCCTGACCGCTACGTTCGCCATCGAAACCTTCCCATTAACCTGTGTGACCACGCCTCAAGCGGCTCAAGGCAGGAGTTGCGACCTTGGAATGCGTGCAGCATCAAGCCATTGCAGACATCAAGCCCGACATGAGTGGGTTGACCCATGACGCGATAGACCAACAGGTCTGCGTATTGTGCGTCTTCGACACGCTGCCAGTTGCCATCGAACTCGCCGATCCTGATCGCCTCGGCACACTCGGCTGTCTTGAATTCATCGCCGTACAAGTATTCGGGCAACTCGATCCCAAACTCTTCGCGGTAGAACAGTTGCACCAGACCCAAGCAGTCGATACCGTCGACCGATCTGCCGCGAAAGTTGTAGGGCAAGCCGATATAGCGCTGCATCAGTAAAACAGGCCGGGAAAAACGCCAGCGGTGTAATTCTCACGCGGGAATCGCTGGTTCAGAATGCCCCGAGCCTCAAGCGTTCCAGTGATTGCCATCGCGTCATAGTCGACGGAGCGCAGGTACAAAAAGTCGATCGTCTTCTCAACGATGTCAGGGTACGTGGAAGTCACCACCTCGATCTTCACCGTCGGTGGCGTACTCTGCGCCCTGATCGCCTCGACGATCGCCCGATCCACGTTGTCGATGGTGAGCCGCACGGTCGGGACGCGCTGATCGTCGTCAGTCGGCAGCACCACGCTAAACGGATAGGCCAAGAACTCATCGCCCCGGCTGGTGACGTTCTCGCGGTTGTTCACAAACCTGATCGGCGCACCCGAGCCAGGCGTGATCGTTAGCAGAAACCAGAACGCGACATCAGTCGCTGATGCGTTGATCGCTGTAATCGCGGCAGCGGTCACCATCCGGGCAACCTTTCGATCTGGCAGGATGCAGAGAACACGTCCTTGCTAATCCAGTTGATCTGCGGAGCCTCAACGAAGCGCCAGAGTTCGTCGTAGCATTGCGGCGTGCACATCATGGTTGGCAGCACGCCTTGCTGGCAGGCGACGTTGTACCAGTTCATGAACGAATCGTATTTGTCAGCGGTCATAGAGACCGAGACCTGCGCCACCCGCATGATTCCCGTGGTGCGCCGCCTGACCTTGATCGATCCAGAATCCATCTGAGTGCGCAGCAAGTTCTGCTGCTGCTGTTCAGACCACGACGACCAGCAGCCATCAAGCGTTGCAGGTCGTTGGGCATACGGCACAGTCGGGCCTGGACCCGCCGCAGCCGGTACGCTGACAGTGCCTGTGACCGTGCCGTTGACTGATCCGATCGAGTTCGTCGCACTGACTACGAACGAGTACGATCCTGCGGTCGTGGGCGTGCCAGTGATTGAGCCGTCAGGGTTAAGCGTCAAGCCGGGTGGCAACGTACCGCTGACCAGTGCCCAAGTGATTGGCTTGTCACCCGTTGCCGTCAGCGCCGACGCATACGCAACGCCAGTGTGCCCTTCGTAGATCGTAGTCGTCTGGATCTTAGGCGCAGTGCCTGCGACCGGAGCAGCCCCGACAGCAACTGAAAACGGCTTGTCGCCAGTGCCCGCAGAATTGGTCGCCCTGACGGTGAACACCGACGTGCCTGCAGCGGTAGGCGTGCCGGACAGCACGCCCGCAGACGACAGCGTAAGCCCCGGCGGCAGCGTTCCCGTAAACACCGACCAAGTGATCGGCTTGTCACCCGTTGCCGTAAACGTATGCGTGTACGCAACGCCCACGACCGGAGCAGGCACCGTGACCGTCGTGACAACAGGCGCGACTGCAGCAGGCGAGCGTCTGCCATACAGGGCATTGAACGCATGCCCACCGAAAGTGTTCGCCTCGAACGTCTGCAATCGCGTCATGTCATCCGCCGATTAAGCCGGGTCTACAACTACCGCAGTGCGGTTGCCCGCAGCCGTAGCAGTCACCGTCACGCGAGCCTTGGCTGCAGTCTTTGCAGCCTTGAACACTTCAGTGCCAGTACCCGCACCGCTTACTTGACCGAACAGCATAGCCGCCATCAGGCGCAACGCTTCGCGGGCTGTAAGCCCAGGCTCGATCCCGTCCACACCGTCCAACACCGCAGCCACTACAGCCGACACAGCAGCCGTGGACAGGTCGGCAGGTGCAGGAGCAGCAGACGCAGCAGAAGCCGCCGCGTTAGGCCAGACCCCGTAGACGCTCGTGGCATCAGGCATCACTGCCCAAGCATGATCGACCGTCGCAATCTTGCCGGTTGTGTAGCCGGTAATCAGGCGCGACTGATTGACACCAGTGCCGCCAGTGATTGCCACCACAGCGCCCTTGTAGAAGTCGGCCACTGCAGATGCAGACGAACCTAACGTGATGCTCGAGGCCGCTCCAGCTGCTGCACGCCCGACATCGAACGCGCCAACCTTCGCGGTCACCAAGCGAAACATCTGGTCGGTGACCTTCTTGGTCGCAGCCTTGTCGATCACTTGGATGATGATCTCGGTCGCCTCGCACTCGGCAGCGCTGAGCTTCCATGTGAGCGTGCCACTAGCGGCGATGTAGGTCGGCAGCGTAGCGATGTTGGCAAACGCGCCACCATCTTTGCTCACCATCACGTCGCCTGCCGCTGGCGTCCAGTCGGCCGTGTGCGCATAGTCAAGCGAGCCAGCCTTCAGAATCGGGGCACGGAACGTGTGCACTGCACCCCACGGAATTGTCATAACGCTCATCTTGGTTCCTTAAAAATTAAACGATGCCGCGCTCAATGCCGCGTGCGATACCTTTAGCGATGGTTTGGTCGGATTGAAGAACAGTCTGGACTGGAGGAGTACCATCCCATCCAAGTCCAAACTCTATGTATTGAATTGTTTGTGGAGCCGCAGCTTGACCAGCAGCCCCTGCAGCATTACCAACAAGATAAATTCTGCTCACCAGCGAATCACCAGGGACAGTCTGTGCAAAAGAATCGAAAAGAACATCGTCTCTAATTAACTTTGTATTTATTCCGTCATTTTCTATACGATACTTATGAGGGGAACCATCATA